CAGCCCACCAATCTGAAATATTATCAAATGCCTCACCTATTTTCCAAAATATAGAATCTTTTTCTGGAGTAGGACCAAGACCTAGCCAATCCCAAATCTTTAGTCTTATATTTTCTATCATATCACCCCAGTTCCAATCTTGTTTTGCAATTTTGTCTGCGGCTTTATCAAATCCAAATAATCTTAATAGATTTTCTGTTATCCATTTTGAAATTGTACCTAATATATTTCCAGTTTCTACTATTAAAAAATTCCACATTCGTGCAACAAAACCTTTTTCTCCGAAAACAGCACTTTGTAATTTGTCCATAAATGTTGCATCAGGATCTTTTGCTTCAGCATCTTTCCAACCTTCTACTAATCCATTAACACCTTCCCACACAAGTATCATTGGCCATAGCCATGGAACAAATCTTCCAAGAGCTTTACCAACAGCTAAAGTTCTCGGCCATTTGAGAAAAAAGGCTTTGAATTTTTGTAAGAGTTGCATCATTTTGCCTTGTTGTTTCGGCCCTTGAACTTCTCCACCAGCTGCAGCTCCTTTTATATCTTTAATGCCGATCCAATCCATGAGTGGAGTAAAGACTGCGGAGAGTTTTGCAGTAAATCTTTGCCATCCACTTGTTATACCTTTAACAAGTTTACTTTCTTTGATAGATGTTATAAGAGCAGTCCATCTTGTTTTGAAAAGAGTTGTTATAGAAGTCCATTGTTTTCCAATCCATTTGCCCAGTTTGGTAAAACTCATTAGTCTTTTAATTTCTCCAACAAATCCGAGTACAACACCTGTCATTAATGTTCCAAACATAACAGCAAGATTAGCTAAAACAAGTGCCAAACCAGCTACAGCACGCATTATACCACCTTTAGCTTTTTTACCGGCATCTTTACCACCTGCCATGGAATCACCACCAATTTTTCGTGCTTCAAATCTTTCTTCAGCTGATAATTCAAATGTTTTCTTTAATTGTTTAAGTGCTTTATTACTAAATGCACCAACAAAAACATGCTCTTGTTTTGCCATTTTATTTAGCCTCTACTTTGTTGTTTTTCTGTTTCTCGCCTTTGTTTTTCTTCTTGTACATGAGTTAAAAGTAAATTTACATAAATATCTTTTTCCCATGGAATCATGTTTTCTATTTCACTTAACGAATACTTATGATGATGCATCATCGCAAAATTTGTCATCATTATATTTGATAAGTTTTCGTGACAAAGGCTTATGCGAAAAAACTTTGTAGCCCCGAAAGTGTAATTGTTTCTTGATAACTGCACACCTTATTTTTCTTTTTCTTTGTACATTTTAACTGTATATCATGTTTTAATGTTGGCATTGTATCAAAGAATTTAGAAATTTTTTGGAAATGTACATCAGTTAATGAGTTAATAAAATCATCCACTTCTTTTTCTGTATGGTCTTTTAGTGGATATGTATTTTGTTCATCATAGATATAGTCAATACATTTTGTAACCATAGTAAATATTCCTTCTACTTGACTAGTTTTTTCACCATCTTCTCCTGTTATTATTATATCATTTTGTATGTCAACTGTTGGATATTTCATCACGACACCAAGATTTGTATCTAATTCTATTTTCTTGGTATGTCCATCTTGAAAATTTACTTTAAGTTCGTCAGTATTAATGTGTACTTCTAATTCTGTTTTACATTTTGGGCATTCATACTTTAAGTCAATTACTTCTCCTTTTGATTTAGCTCTTAATTGTAAAAAGATATATTCTAAATCAAATGTTGGCATCTCATTAACATTTGTTTCACCATATATACAATTTTCAATAATATTTTTAATAGCATTTATAATATTTTTTTCAACTTCACTTTCTAAAGCTAGTAAAAGAATCTTTTCTTCTTTAACAAGAAAAGGTCTGTATTTAACTTTTATTTTTGATGATGGTATTTCTAATTCATACTCTGGTACTGCTATTGTTGGTAATCCCATTTCATTTCACTCCTATATAAAATGATGTTAATAATTAAATTTATCTATTACTTGGATGAAAAGGTCCTAACATCCATTTTCTCCCAGATTGTTGACCAAGCTCATCTTTTGCGTATATTTGTTCTTTATTAAGAGGATGTTGTTTCATTGAAAATGGATTAAAATCATGTGTGAAATGGTGATAAGTAATAGTAGCATTAATAGTCATAATAGTGTCATTAGTTCCATAGTCTAATTGAATAGGATCTATTTGTTTTGGAAATGCTCTGTGTAATGTCCATTTTGCTGTTACTTCATTTTCAGAATTACTTTTGATATTGCTATCTTTTACAGTTCCACTACTTGCTCGTGATAATTGTTCTATTTCTATTGTTGAAGTATAGTCTGATGGATAGCCTTTTTGATTAGTATTTTTATTAATTATTGTATCAATCCAATCTTGGAAAAAATGTAATTCTTTTAAATTATCACTACAATAAAATCCAAGAATAATATCACCAAAGAGTTTATGATATGCTTGAAAACGATAACCATTATCTCGATCAGATGTTGCTATATTATTTCCTGGGATTTGTGCTTGAAAACAATTTATACGAAATATTGCTTGATCTGAGGCACCTATTTTAGATATTTTTACACGAAATAGATTTGGTCTTGCAAAACTATGTCTTGTAACATTAGCTTTAATATCGCTGATATTCATATTTGCTCCGTTATGTATAAATACTTATGACCCTATATTTATACAAGAAACTATGAATTATAAGAAATCTGTTGGCAAATATAAAGTACATAATAAAGAAAAATATGTAGCGAATCTGCAAGAAGTGACATATAGATCGACATGGGAGCTTAAGTATATGAAGTATCTTGATCGTCAACCAAATGTATTGGAATGGGGATCAGAGAATGTTATTATACCATATTATAATCCTATTGAGAAAAAAACTAGACGATATTTTGTTGATTTTTATGTGAAAACACAGAATCCAGAGGGAGAGATTAAGAAGTATATTATTGAAGTTAAACCATTGAGTCAATGTCGGCCACCAAAGAGAAGAAAGAGAATTTCTATTAAATATAAGAATGATTTAAGAACATATATACGAAATCAAAGTAAATGGAAGGCCGCACGCAAATGGGCAGAAAAACGTGGTATGGAGTTTGTTATTTTAACAGAAAAAGAGTTAGATATTCCACAGAAATCTTATAAATATAAACGAAATGGCACTACCAGTAGGGTTAAAACACAATAAGATTATTTTAGGAGCTTTGGCATCTGCATCGCAGTTTAAAGGATTGAGGCATTTATTTTCTATGGTTACTTCTAATCTTACAAAGGGCAGAATAAAAAGTTTTGATGATATTAATAAAATTAAGGGTATTAATAAAGCAGTTCAACAATTAACATTATCAGAACGTAACGCATATAGAAAGATTTTGGTGCCGATTGGTTTTCCAGAGATTGTTGTACAACAAGGAAAAATAACAGGGTTGATATCTGTACGACGCATTTCAACTGGTCTGCGAGTTACAGATACGTTAGTAGATACAAAAAGTTTTCAAAAGAAAGTAGTAAATAATCTTAAACAACATATAGATTATTTGCAAAAAGAATCATTTTTTCAGAAGGCTCATAAACAAGCAAAACAAATGGGCATTATTGAAAGAAATGAAATAACAAGAGCATGGTATCATAATTATGCATTGGAACAAGGAGTGAATTATCGTTCACTTCAAATGTTACAAGAGGGTGGAAGAAGAACTAGTGATATGAGATTGGGGCGTATGTATTTTTTTAGATATACTCCAGATAATCCAGAAGAAATATATGATGAATATCCATTATTGTTTTTATTATATGAAGATGCAGATAATTTTTCTGGTATTAATTTTCATCATTTAAGTCCAAAATTGCGTGCGATACTTCTTGGTAATATGTTAATGTATTTAACTAATCAAGATTATACAAATAGAACACGATTATTTGCAAGAAAATTTCGTGATGTTATTGGAAATAATAAAAGATTTCGTCATGCAAAAGTTAGTTATAGACAGTATAGATCAAATCAAATTAAATCAAAAGTAATTCAAGTTCATCCATTAGATTGGGAGTTAGCTATCATGGTGCCAACAGAAAGATTTAAGACAATAGGTGGCAGTAGAACATCAAGTAAGAAAATTTGGTATAAAACAGCAAAAAGGGCAAGGAGTCTTAAATGAACGAATATACACCAATAAATTTTGGTACATTAGAATATCCACAAGAAGAAGTATTTTATCCAGAAGCTATTCGTTTTGAGATTATGAAAAGAGAAGGAATTTCATTGGATAATTTTGCTGAAAATGTAAGTGGTTCTTGGAGTGATCGACAAGATTTAATACAAGCACGGGCAGGATTATCAGATTGGATAGCTGGTGTTAAAGAACTAATGCCTCAGGCTGATACTACAATGCCCGAGCATTGGAACGAAGCAGGCTCAGCATACCAACAAACAGTTGAAGTAATGGAAAGTGAGATGGAGAAGACGATATTGGATGAGTGGAAAAAAGTGACCAACTCAAATGAACCTATACCAGAAAGTGATACCGAAAGTCTAATAAATTATATTAGTGCATATATGAACGGACTGGGAAAAAATTTCAACAGATTGAAAGAACGAAATACTACAGTTCATTCTTTAGGCAGTATTTATTTAAATATGCCCAATAATATTACTTTTAATGAAGAAGCACAATGGGGCGGACAACAGTTAGGAATTGTTGGTAATATGACTAAACGCAGTCTTACCGGAAATGGTACTGGTGCTTTTGCAGAAACTGCA